AACACGAAAAGCGGTTTATGACACGGAACTGGTACAAGCCAAAAATGTTCATGCTGTCATTACTGCACAGACAAAGCAGATAAAAAGTGATTATGAGATTAAGCTGAAACAACAGGAAATTGTGCAGGAAGTCGGAAACGCCAACATGCTGACAAAAGCTCTGATTGACCGGCTTATCAACAAAGTTTACGTCTTTCCAGGAGAGCGGATTGAGATTGAATATGCAACACAGGATTTCTTAGAAACTAAGGAATCCGAAAAGGAGGTATAACCGTGAACACCCATTTGAAACAGCTATGGGCAGCTATGAAGCTGCCCGAAAAACTTCAAAAAAAGTTATAAATTTTTTTGTCGTGGGCTTGACATACGGGTGCCGGAGGGAATGATAATCAAAAGCCATGTTCAGCTCATGATGAATGACCCTGGCGCAGTATTTAAAAGAGTCCGGGCTGATAAATTCCCCGTTTTCCCGGACACACAGGAAATCCACGCGCTGCAGCGTGCAGCTGATACCGCGCTCAACCGGAACAATCCGGTATATGGTATTTCCTTTTTCATCTTTCTCCGGCTTCAGATAATGATCGGTATAATATTCACCATAGAGCAGCCGGTTCTTCTTCTGGGTCAGCTGCGCATGTTTCAATGCCTTATAGAGGGCATCTCCAAATTTGATGGTACGGATGGAATTGACTGTTTTCGGTGTTCCAAAGTACCAGGCAGACTTTTCTTCTTTCTTCCCTTTCTGTTCCAGCACTTTTCGGACATCCACTCCATAATTCCGTTTCACGACCGTCTTTTTTACGGATAAGGTGCGGCTTTCCACGTTGATATCATCCCAGCACAGTGCAAAGGCTTCGCTGAGACGCAGACCGGTATAATAGCCAATCATGAGCGGCAGATAGAAATTGCTGTCTTCCGGAAAGCGCTCCAGAATCTTTTTGAACTCTTCCGGGCGGATCACATAGCGCTGTTTTGGCTGTTTTTCAAATTTCGGCAGTTTTATCCTGGCGCATGGATTCTCCCTGACATACTGCAGCGGTTCTATAGCATACTCGTAAGCGGCTGATAATACCCGCAAGATTCCCAGGACAGAAGATTTTGCAAGGCCGTCGATTTTTAACTGGTTCACATATTCCTGTATGACAGCGGTGGTCAGTGATTTCAGCCGGTACTGTCCGAAGTGCGGCTTTAACCGGTTCTCCATAATGTAGAGATAACCAAGCTGCGTGTTGTATTTCAGATTCATTTTGCAGTAATTTTCAAACCAGTAATCCAGGTAATCGGCAACGCTGACCTCTGTCGGTGTAAAGGTCTGGCCGGATGAGTTATACTCGTTCATTGCGGTAGTGCCGGCTGCCAGGGCTTCGGCTTTTGTCCGGAATCCACCTTTTGAGATGGATTTCCGTTTCCCATTCACTGGTGCGGTTTCAAAGCTGTATTGCCAGGTTGATCCGCGTTTTCTTGTTCTTAACTGTCCCATATATCATTCTCCTCTCTGTTGCGATGTCGCAACGGTAAATTGGGTATAAAAATAACGCCCCTTGCAGGACGTCCAGGAAAATGATATAATTCATTTGTTCAGGATGATTATATCTTTTCCGGGCATCCGGCAAGAGAAAATCTATGTAAAGCCGTTCGGTACGCCAATACCGGGCGGTTTTGCATTTTATGAGATTAGATTAATCCTAGTGAATATTTAATGTAACAGTTTGGCTCTTGGGATTACTCCAATTCCAAAGTTCTTTAATCTGGATTGTTAAAGCGCTCATATCTTTTATTTTATAAGCCTTTCCAACTGGAAGGGTTGTTCCTTGTGTGATTTTTTTACTATAATTGTCTAAGCTATTATCTTTGTTGTTGTAAGAAAGCCATGTGGTATCACACTCGACGCCGTTCTGGTATACAGTAATGCCATAATCAGCAAGGTATGCACCCTGAGGCTCAGATTGTTTGTTAGTGAAATTATAATATAGCACCACACAGAGATCTCCGTTATAATCAAGTTCTGTTTTCCATCCAGTATAGGTAATCCTGGAATCTTCGATGTCAAAATCGAACAATGGCGCAGCAACAAGTGAGCCATCACTTCCAACCTGTTTTCCATCAGGTGTTGTGGTGTCATGGAGCATATAGCCGTTTGCATCAAAATAATACTGTTTTCCGCCAATCTCTTGCCAGGTGTTGGTGGAATAACTGCCGTCATCGTTTTGATACCACCAGCCATTAGCGTCTTGCTTCCATTCTCCGGCAAAAGAAGTCATAGAAAGGACAGCAGATGCAACACCGACAGCGAGTAATAATTTTACTTTCTTCATACCCAGTTCCTCTTTTCTTTTGATTTTTCTTTTTTATTAAAATGCCATAAGCTATTTTAATCGCAGTTGAATTAATTCTTTCTCATACCCTAAAATGCGAGACAACTGATCAATCGTATAACTATTTGCTTTGGCTTCCAGAATAGCATCATCAGAAATGAGCAATTCTGCGGCGAAAGCATTGGCTTCTTGTTCTATTCTGGTATTCAAAAATGTTTGATTTCTTAAAAAGTAACAATTCTCTTTTGGATGTAGGACTGCATGACCAACTTCGTGAGCCATAACAAATGTTCGCTCATTTCCCTCTAGAGATTCATTGATCCAGATACATTTTGACCGTTTTAAATACATATAGCAGCCAAGCCGGGAACCAATATCGCAGACCATAACTTCGATTCCAAGAGCTTTGGCCAGTTTGAACGGATCAGATGTATTAAATTTTCTCTTGCACGCTAAGGCCTTTTTTCTGACATAGTCATTCAATCCAGATCACCTACTTTTTGTTCTTATTCGGATTGTATTTCTCTTTGTTCTTGATCTTTACTCTGCGAAGCATAAGATCCACCTGACCCAGAAATAGGTCGATGTCTTCTTCTGGAATGTCCTGTCCGTCGTATGCTGCCGGACCGAACTCTTTATTTGCCAATTTTTCTCGTAAAGAGTCGAGGTCTTTCTTTATATCTCTTTCATCCCGGGCGCTAAGCTCCGGGGCTTTTTCTTTTACGACATCTTCTTTTCCGGTCATCAGATACTCTAAAGACACGCCGAAATAATCTGCAATTTTCTGTAGCTTATCCTGCTTGGGAGTGTATTTCCCTTGTTTCCAATTAGACAGCGTTGCAGTAGTAATACCAGTTTCCTTAGCTACTTTATAGGCGGTTACTCCATACTTGGAAAGTAGCTGTTCAAAAATCTCATACATTATAGTCCTTTCCGCCTGAATAGCTTAGAAAAATTAGCTAAAAATATTGACAAGCTAATATATCTATGCTATTGTATGAATGTAGCTAAGAAAACTAAGCTACAAACAATGACATAGGCTTTGGTTTCTTAAATAACTTAGATGGTACTTTGATTATATAAGAAACCTTAGCTAAAGTCAATAGATTTTAAAGAAGGAGGTGTCTATTTTGTATAAAAAATATGCAGAGCTGCGAGACAAGAGAAATATAACAGACTATAGAGTCGCAGCAGATACTGGAATTTCGACAGCAACACTTTCTAATTGGAAGAATGGAAACTATGCGCCGAAGTTCGACAAGCTTCTGATTCTTGCGAAATATTTTGATGTTCCGGTGGAGTATTTTGCAGAGGAAGAAAAGTAAATCTGCTGGAGTAGGAGGTGAGCGTGATACTTACGGAGGTGATTGCAGCTATACTTACGGGAAAGGTATTAAGCATAGCTGCAATAAATACGGTAGCGATAGTACTGGCGGTTAAACATTGTTACGCTTTGGCGTGGGGAGTATGGGTACTGGCAGCTTGGCTTTGTGTAGCAGGGTAATATATTCCGCAAATATGGAAATGCAGAGTCTGTCAAATGTTTCATCAAGTTTTTGCATAGTACTATCAGGCGAAAACATTGGGTTCCCATTTCGGGCTTCAAGGGCATTAAGGTAAGCTGAATAGTATTTGGGATACATGGACTGAGAAGTTGGTTCCATTAAATGAAGATTATCACTCATCAGATCCAGAATATGGGACCAGGTTTCGATACTCATTTCGCTTAATGCGAGTTCGGAGAGAAAGCCGCGGCAATAAATTTTATAGAACGGGATATAAAATTTTTCTAACTGCTCGCGTCTGATTTTTGATTTTGAAACATGATTATCTTTTACCACTGAAAGATATACCAGGATAAAAGCGCCTAAAGTGGTGATGGTACTCGCAATGATTTCAGGACTTAAAACCATAAAATATTTCCTTCTTTCTGCACTCGGCTCTGGCAGGAGCCTGTAAATACAGTATAGGACGGGAGCGCCGGAATAGCAATAAGGGAGGTGTAAGAACGTGGTAAGAGCATACGAACCATTGTACACAGTAAAAGAAGCAGCGAAACTTCTGCGGGTTAATCCGCAGGCGGTATATCGGCTGATTAATGGCAAGCAGCTTGTGGCTCTGCGCCTTGGACTGATCAAGATCCGGGGCAGTGACCTGGAGCGCTTTATTGAGCAGTATCCGGCATACGAGCCGGAGGAAGGAGGTGATCAGAGTGGCGAAGCTTAATTTTATCGAGTCTCAGCATCCGCAGGCGCTCAGCTATGTGGTCGTGCAGAGTGATCCGGCGGCAGAACCGGCGGAAGAGCCGGCGCCAGAGAAGCCATTATCTGACCGGTTGGGCGATCTGGCTGTGGATGTGATGGTTGTAGCTGCAGCGTTATGCGGGGCAACCGGTTTTGCGTTCTGGGTGTTTATTGTTCTGGCGTTGGTATAGGAGGGAGATGAGGAGATGGTAAAGGTTACGTTTGAGCAGGATGGTCTGGTTGAGGATGTAACGTCCGGCGAGTTTGTGCTGGCCGTTATTAACACGCCACAGAAACAGTCAGACGGCAGGGTTTGCATTCTGGGCCAGGCAACTGATAAAGATATCACGTTGGCACTTGAAAAGCTGGTTGAGAAAACTGTGAACAACGCAGTCAGCCCAGAAGCAAGAGTAACGTCCTATAGCTTTCTGCTTGCGATGATCAACGTGGAATTAGGACGCTTGTATCGAAAAGAAGAAACCCCAGAAGCGGCAACTTCCGGGGAATCGGGTAAATAAAAAATCAATTTACAGTCTCATTATAGGTGAGGCGCGGAGGGAAATCAAGATGGTAAAAGTGATTATTGAGATGGATGGAAAGAAAGTTTTCGAGCAGGAAAGTGAATTCGCGCATGTTCTCGTCGGGACCCGCGATGAGAGTGATAAAGGCTACAACCAGATTTCGGGTCTTGTTGGCACCGTTAAAAACCCAGTGTATTTCCCGGGGATGGCGGTGAAAGGGATGTCCCAGGTGATGAAAGAAGCATGTGAAGGAGACAAGAAAGCATATCTGCTGTTGCTTTCTTCAGCTCGGATGAGACTTGATGAGATTCTGGAGGAAGAAGTTGCCAGCAACGGAGCGGCTGCGAAGGATGCTTTACTGGCAGCAATCATGACAGGTTTGGAAAAAGGAGATAAGAACAGTGATGGCGGAGAACATTAAATGCGAGATCCTGGAAACATGTATCGAGTTTCCGGAGACACGTGGGTACCATCTGGAATTGAACCTGGTTAAGTGGGGAGACAACGAACCGAAGTACGATCTCCGGCGCTGGAATGAGGACCGTTCCAAAATGACCAAGGGTGTTACCTTATCGAAGGAAGAACTGCTCATCTTACAGGACGAGCTTTCAAATATTAAATTTTAGGAGGATCTAATCATGAATATTACCGTAACATTTGACAGCTTGACGGAAGTAAAGGAATTTGCCGCAATGTTCAGCAGACAGGCCGCGGAGGTTAAGGCACCGGAATCGGTGATCCCACAGGATATCACAGCACCGGCTGCAGCTCCACAGTCTGCAGTACCGATTGCACCGGCGGTACCCGTAGCACCAATCCAGGCCGGCGCTCCGGTAGCCGCTGTGGTTCCTGCACAGCAGCCTGTAGTTCCGGCGGTTTCGGTACAGCCGGCAGCGCCAATTCAGCCGACGGTCTCTGCAGCTTCACCGGTTCCAACTGCGCCGGTCCCGCAGGCCGTCCCGACCAGCACACGTACCTACACTCCGGACGAACTGGCGAAGGCTGCCATGCAGCTGATGGATTCCGGAAGACAGAATGAGCTTTTGGAGCTGCTGCGGCAGTTTGGAACAAACTCGATCCCGGCACTGCAGCCGTCCCAGTATGGCGCTTTCGCAACAGCTTTAAGAGGAATGGGGGCACAGATCTGATGGGAGGGCATGCAGAGCGGACTCACTCAACCTTAAGCCCGTCCAATGCCTACCAGTGGATGGCCTGCACGCCAAGCGTAATCCTGGGGCTGCAGTTTCCGGATCCGTCATCCGCGGCGGCAGAGGAAGGGACTCTGGCCCATGAGCTCGCGGAACTTAAGGTTCGGAACTACTTCTTTACCATCGACTTCGGCAAGCGGAAGCTGAATGCTGAGATCAAGAAGCTGAAGGCAAACGAGATCTGGGACGATGAGATGATGGGGTATACCGATGACTATCTGGATTACATCAAGTCCGTGGCACTGAAATTCCCGGTATCACCGCACGTCGATATTGAGAGACGGGTGGACCTGTCATCCTACATTCCGAATCTTCCGGACGAGAATCCGGCTTCCGGAAGCGCGGACTGTATCCTGTTGGGTGCCGGAGTCATCCATGTGATTGACTTCAAGTACGGAAAAAGCCCGGATGGCCGTGTGAGTGCAGAACATAATCCGCAGATGATGCTTTACGCACTGGGCGCCTATGAGTCATACAGGATCCTGTATGACATACATACGGTTCGTATGACCATTGTGCAGCCAAGACTCTCAGACGGTATTTCCGAGTGGGAGTGCAGCCTGGAAGATCTTCTGAAGTTTGGCGAGGAAGTAGAAAAGAAGGCAGCTCTTGCCATTCAGGGAATCGGGGATTTTGCCCCGGGGCCAAAAACCTGCAGGTACTGCAGGGCCAGAGGCCTTTGCAGAGCCCGTGCGGAAAAGAATGTGGAGCTTGCGTTTATGTCCGGAACAGATCCCGCGTTACTCACTACAGATCAGCTGGGTGAGTATCTGAAGAAGGGGCAAGATGTTGCAAAGTGGCTGAAGGATATCGAAGAGGTAGCTCTGAAGGAGAGTCTTGCAGGAAATGAAGTTCCTGGTTGGAAAGCCGTTGCCGGAAGAACCACCAGGGACTGGACCGACATGGACGCAGCATTTGCGAAGCTGGAAGCGGACGGCATCCAGCCGGAAATCTTGTGGGAGAGAAAGCCCCTCTCCCTTGCCCAGGTGGAAAAGGCTGTGGGCAAGAAGATATTTGCGGAAAGTGTAAGCGAATTCGTAACCAAGAAGACTGGAAAGCCGGCACTGGTGGAGACATCAGATAAGAGACCGGCTATCACCAATAAGATTAGCGCCGCGGAGGCGTTCAAGGAGGAAAACGAATATGAATGAGATGACGAACGTAACAACCGGAGAAGTAAGATTCAGCTATGTACATGTATTTAAGCCTTATGCCGCACAGCCTGGCCAGGAGGAGCGCTACAGTGTGACTGTTCTGGTGCCGAAGACTGATACAGACACCATGGCCCGCATCAATGCTGCGATCGAAGCGGCAAAGCAGAGAGGGGTTTCCGATAAGTGGAACGGCGTGTGCCCGCCGATCGTGCCGACTCCTGTGTATGACGGTGACGGCGTGAGACCTTCCGATGGCATGCCGTTCGGAGAGGAGTGCAAAGGACACTGGGTATTCACTGCCGGAGCCAAGGTAGATTATCCGCCGGAGGTCGTAGACCGTATGGGCAATCCGATCATTAACCAGTCCGAAGTTTACAGTGGCATGTATGGCCGTGTGAACGTGACTTTCTATCCGTACATGTTTGGCGGCAAGAAAGGCATCGGGTGCGGCCTTGGTCCGGTGCAAAAGTTAAGAGACGGTGAAGCCTTAGGCGGCAGCTCCATGACTGCGGCGCAGGCATTCGGAGCTCCACAACCGGCAGCGCCGGCACAGCCAATGTATGCAGCCTCACAGCCACAGCAGTCTGCAGGACAGGCTCACTGGGGGCAGCCAGCAACAGCGCCGGTAAATCCATTGACCGGTATGCCGTATTAAACCATAACGGGGGCTTTTATAGGCCCCTTTTTGAGCAGGAGAGATCAGGATGACAAGACATCTGAGTATTGATATTGAGACGCGGAGCAGCGTGGACATTGGAAAGGCAGGAGCCTACAAATATGCGCAGTCTCCGGACTTTCAGATCCTTCTGTTTGCGTACCAGATGGGCGAGGAGCCGGTTGAGATCATCGACCTAGCAAACGGTGAACGGTTACCGAATGAACTGGCGGCAGCCCTGTCAGATCCGGATGTGACCAAGCACGCGTACAACGCTGCGTTTGAGTGGTACTGTCTCAACCGCGCAGGCTTTGAAACCCCGATCGATCAGTGGCGCTGTACCATGGCCCATGGTCTTTACTGCGGGTATACTGCCGGACTGGATGCGACCGGCAAAGCAATCGGACTACCGCAGGATAAACAGAAACTGGCAACAGGCAAGGCACTGATCCGATATTTCTGTGTCCCCTGCAAGCCAACCAGGAATAACGGAAACCGGACATGGAACCAGCCCTGGCATGACCCGAAGAAGTGGAATCTGTTCAAAGAATACTGTAAGCAGGATGTCGTGACAGAACACGAGATCCTGGCACGGTTAAAGCAGTTTCCGGTACCGGATGCTGAGGAGCAGCAGTGGCAGATGGATGTGCTTATGAACGCATACGGTGTGCGGGTGGATACAGATCTGATTGACGGGGCTTTGTACATTGATGGGATCAGCACGCAGAAACTGACGGACGAGGCGGTACGGTTAACCGGTCTTGCCAATCCGAACAGCGCGGCGCAGTTGGTGCCCTGGCTGAATGACCACAGCCGGAAATCTCCGGAAGATCCGGATGTATTCCAGGATATCCAGAAGGCCACTGTGACCGAAGCACTGGGAAAGCCGGATGAGTTTCCGGAAGAGGTGCTGCAGATGTTAAGAATTCGGCAGCAGCTTGGTAAGACATCAATCAAAAAGTACGTGGCCACGGATACCGCCAAAGGCGAAGGTGACCGCGTGCGGGGTCTTACCCAGTATTACGGGGCGAACCGGACAGGACGCTGGGCTGGGAGACTGGTTCAGATGCAGAACCTGCCGAGAAACTATATCAAGACCCTGGATTATGCAAGGAAAGTTGTGAAAGCGAAAAATTATGACGGACTGAAGCTTCTTTACGGGAATGTTCCGGACACGCTGTCCCAGCTGATCCGGACGGCTTTCATTCCGTCTGAAGGACATAAATTCGTTGTTGCTGATTTTTCTGCCATCGAGGCGCGTGTGATTGCCTGGCTGGCAGGGGAACAGTGGGTAAATGAGGTATTTGCCACTCACGGCAAGATCTACGAGGCTACGGCGTCCCAGATGTTCGGTGTGCCGGTTGATAAAATCGCAAAGGGTAATCCGGAATATGCGCTGCGTCAGAAAGGAAAGGTTGCAACCCTTGCTCTGGGCTACCAGGGCGGAACGTCCGCGCTGATCGCGATGGGCGCCCTGCAGATGGGACTGACGGAAGAGGAGCTTCCGGACATCGTGCAGAGATGGCGCCAGGCAAATCCCCGGATCCGGGATCTGTGGTATGCCGTGGAGAACGCAGCGCTTGCGGTCATGCAGACGGCACAGCCACAGGCCATTTACGGACTGATTTTTGCACTGGAGGGGGATCTGGTCTACGGACAGTCCTTTCTGACGGTGCAGCTGCCAAGTGGCCGGAAGCTGTATTATCCGAAACCGTTTCTGAAGGAGAACCAGTTTGGAAAGCTGGCGCTGCATTACTACACAGTTGGCCAGCAGACGAGAAAGTGGGAAGTCGCATCGACCTACGGCGGTAAGATGACCGAGAACATTGTCCAGGCGGTCGCAAGAGATTGCTTGGCCGTCACGCTGGAACGGATCGTGGCAAAGCATCTGCAGGTAGTGTTCCACGTCCATGACGAAGTGATCATCGATGCGCCGATGGAAACGACTGTGGACGAGATCTGCGGCCTGATGGCAGAGCCGATACCCTGGGCACCGGGGCTGATCTTAAAAGGTGCAGGATTTGAAAGTAACTATTACATGAAGGACTAGGAGGAAAAGGGATGCAGTATAACAGAAAGCTGCAGATCAGTACTGCAGGAACCAGAAAGGCCACACACTGGCCGAAATCTGAGATCATGTGGTCCGAGTTTGCAGAAAAGCTGAAAACACCGGTCCGCGGGACCGAGACGCTGGAGCAGTACCTTGCCCTCCCAAAGTCCCAGCAGGATGAGCTGAAGGATGTTGGCGGATTTGTCGGAGGAACCTTTGCAGGAGACCGCCGCAAGGCCGCCAACGTGACCGGAAGAGACTTAATCACCCTGGATCTTGACAATATTCCTGCTGGGCAGACAGAGGACATCCTGCGCCGCGTGGACGGTCTTGGGTGCGCTGCTGCGGTTTACAGCACCAGAAAACATTCCGGATATGCACCGCGGCTTCGTGTGATCATTCCGGTTGACCGGACAGGTACTGCGGACGAATATGAACCCGCAGCAAGAAAACTGGCATCCCTGATCGGCATTGAGTTCTGTGACCCGACAACCTTTGAAGCGTCCAGACTGATGTACTGGCCAAGCTGCAGCAGCGGCAGCCAGTACGTGGCCGAAATCTATGATAAGCCGTTCTGCAGCCTGGACGGAGTCCTGGGAATGTATGGGGACTGGCACGACATCAGCCAGTGGCCGCAGGTTCCGGGATCGGAAGCAATCGAGCGCCGGCGTTTGGCAAGACAGGAGAATCCGACGGTCAAGCGGGGCATTATCGGTGCTTTCTGCCGGACTTACACCATCACCCAGGCAATGGAAAAGTTCATTCCGGGAATGTACGAGGAAACGGCTATTCCGGGGCGCTACACCTATACCGGCGGCTCCACGGTTGGCGGTGCCGTGGTTTACGACGGGGACCTGTTTTTGTATTCCCACCATGCAACGGATCCGTGCAGCGGACAGCTGGTAAATGCGTTTGACCTGGTACGTCTCCAGATGTTCGGAGACAAGGATAATGATGCAAAAGAGGGTACTCCGGTCAGCAAAATGCCGTCCTTTGTGATGATGAGCCGTCTGGCACAGGATGATCCGAACGTATCAGATCTGTTATCGAAAGAGCGGTATGAACAGGCAAGGGAAGCGTTTCAGACTCCGGAGCAGGGCGCATCGTCCGTACCGGATTACGATCTTTCCTGGTTAACCAAACTGACCAAGGATGGAAACGGCAGATACGAGAAGACCATCAACAATGCAGTAATCGTCCTGGAAAACGATCCACTTCTGAAGGGGAAGATCGTTACGGATGAGTTTGCCAGCTGCGGTATGGTCCTGGGGCGCGTGCCGTGGGATCAGCGTGATGAGAAGCGCCGCTGGACGGATGTGGATGATGCAGGCTTTTACCGTTACGTGGAAGTATTCTACGGCCTTACAGGACGGGAAAAGCTGGACCACGCGCTGATGATCGTCAGCGCCCAGAATAAGATCAATGATGTAAGACATTATCTGCAGGAACTGAAATGGGACGGAAAGCCCAGAGTGGACACGCTGCTGTCAGATTATCTGGGGGCAGATGATACCCCGTATACCCGGGCTGTCATGAGAAAGTCCCTCTGTGCTGCCGTGGCCAGGGCGGTGATCGGCGGCGTGAAGTATGATTACATGCCAATTTTTACCGGACCACAGGGAATCGGAAAGAGTACCTTCCTTGCGATTCTGGGAAAGCAGTGGTTTTCAGACAGCCTTACAACCTTTGAAGGTAAAGAGGCTGCAGAGCTGATCCAGGGAACCTGGATCAACGAGGTGGGGGAACTGAGTGCATTCACGAAGCAGGAAACCCAGGTGATCAAACAGTTTTTAAGTAAGACCGAGGATATCTACCGAGCGGCATACGGTCGCAGGACGGACAAGTACCTGCGGCGGTGTGTGTTCTTCGGAACGTCCAATGACAGCGAGTTTTTAAAAGACATGACAGGAAACCGGCGCTTCTGGCCGGTGGATGTGGGAGTTAATCCGGCAAAGAGATCTGTCTGGAAGGAATTGCCGCAGGAAGTGGACCAGATCTGGGCGGAAGCTTATGCGTACTGGGCTGCAGGCGAGGAACTTTATATGCCGAAGGAACTTGAAGCAGCAGCTGTGGAGCAGCAGGAAACCCACAGGGAAGCGTCTGGAAAAGAAGGTCTGATTATGGATTTTTTAAATAAACCGGTGCCAATCAGCTGGAATCAGATGGACCTGGTAAAGCGGCGGATGTTCCTTTCTGGCGGCATGCATGTCGAGGAAAAGCTGGTTCTCAGGGATAAGATATGTGCAGTGGAAATCTGGACGGAATGTTTTGGCGGAGATCTGAAGTATATGAAACGTTCTGACAGCATGGAGATTAACAATATCTTGCTGCACGGAAAATGGCAGAGAATCAAAACGCCGCGGGATTTTGGACCATATGGCCCGCAGAGAGGGTTCACAAGACCAGCTACATAGTGCCGAAAAAGTTTGTAGATTCTTTGTAGTTTTGTAGTTTTTGTAGTTTTCAATGTAGTCAGAATGTAGTGGGGTTTGTAGAACCCTCAAAACCGCATAAATCCTAGCAATTTCTACTATATAACTACAAAACTACAAACTTACTATAGAGAGTATAAAAATAAAAGAAATATAGAAAACGTGGTGTACATGGCGTACATAATACGAGGGTTATATACACGCGTTACGCGTATGTACGCGTAATAAAAAATATACGGAGGTGCGTTATGAGAGAGAGGGACGTTGAGAAGGTCCTGGTCGATGAGGTAAGGAGACTGGGCGGCCGGGCCTATAAATGGACTAGCCCTGGCAACGCAGGGGTGCCTGACCGGATTGTGATCATGCCGGGACATCGGCCGATATTCGTGGAACTGAAAGCGGACGGCGGAACTTTAAGCGCCCTGCAGCTGGTACAGATAAAACGCCTGAAAGAATTAAAGCAGCCGGTGGAAGTAGTTTACGGGTTATCCGGTGTTAAAAAGTTTTTTGAGAATTACGGGTATCAGGAGGCCGCGGCAAGGGTAGCCGCAAGAGCCGGACTGTGAGAGGGGATGAAGACCGATGATATTTAAACCGCACGCATACCAGCAACACTGCATTAACCGGATCCTGGAGGTAAAAAAGATCGGCCTGTTTCTGGATATGGGACTGGGCAAGACAGTTACCACGCTGACGGCTGTGAAGGAACTGAAGTATAACCGGTTCCTGGTACGAAAAGTTCTGGTGATCGCCCCGAAAAAGGTGGCCGAGGGAACCTGGACCAAGGAAGCAGCAAAATGGGATCACACCTGTATGCTACGGGTATCCCCGGTACTGGGAATCCAGGCAAAACGGATCCGGGCATTAAACACGCCCGCGGATCTGTATATCATCAACCGGGAAAATGTGGTGTGGCTGGTGGATTATTACCGGAACGCATGGCCGTTTGACATGGTGATTGTGGATGAGTCCAGCAGCTTTAAAAGCCACAGTGCGAAGCGGTTTAAGGCGCTGGCCAGTGTGGGAGATAAGATCGAGCGCATGGTGGAACTGACCGGTACACCGTCACCGAATGGTCTGAATGATCTGTGGAGCCAGGTGTATCTGCTGGATGGCGGGGACCGCCTGGGAAAGAGATATACCCAGTTCAGGGAGCGATACTTCCAGCCGGACAAGCGTGGTGCTGATGGTATGGTGTACAGCTACGAAGCGAAACCGGGGAGTGAGCAGAGTATCCTGGACCGGATTTCGGATATCTGCATCAGCTTGAAGGCAGAGGACTACCTGCAGCTTCCGGACATCACCTATCATGAGATCCCGGTGGAACTGGACGCAAAGTCCAGAAAGGCATATGACGAACTGGAGCGGATGATGGTTCTGCAGCTTCCGGAGGACGAGGCAGACATCAGTGTTACCAGTGCCGCAGCACTCAGTAACAAACTTCTGCAGCTGGCCAACGGTGCCCTTTATGACGAGAATCACAGCGTACATGAAATACATAACTGCAAGATTGAGGCGTTTGTGGAGCTGATCGAGTCCCTGCAGGGGAAGCCGGCACTAGTGTTTTACAACTACCAACATGACCGGATCAGAATCTTACAGGCATTGGAAAAGATGCAGCTGCGTGTCCGGGAACTGAAGACCACACAGGATGAGGATGACTGGAACGCCAGAAAGATCGATGTCCTTCTGACGCATCCCGCTAGCAGTGCTTACGGGCTGAACCTGCAGCAGGGCGGAAACCATGTGATCTGGTTCGGTCTGACATGGAACTATGAATTATATACCCAGGCAAACAAGAGACTGCACCGCCAGGGCCAGCAGGAAAAGGTAATCATCCATCATCTGGTAACCAGCGGAACCCGCGATGAAGATGTCATGCAGGCTCTGCAGCGTAAGGACGATGTACAGAACTGGGTAATGGAGTCGTTGAAAGCACGGATCCGCAAGATCCGGGAGGAGACAAAGTGACAGACAAACAGAAAAAAGATGTGATGGTCCGGCAGAAAGGAAAAGTATTCTGTCAGGGCTGCGGTAAGGAGCTTATGCCGGATGACGATCTTTCAGGCACCGAATGTGCAAAGACGAAGAGGGGTGACTGGTGGTTTTTCCACACGGGCTGCATGAACGGTGTCTGGAAGCGGAAAATCAGATGGGAGGAGAAAGAAAAATGTTCGTAAAGCAGATCACGCTGGAGGAGGCATTAAGACTGGCAGCCAATGGAAATGAGGTTATGACCCTTGTGCCAGGTGAAGAGAAAAGTGATTGGCGGGAAATGATACCAGACACCCTGCAGAATATGCTTTCCGGGGTCATGTTCTTCAGGAGAGAGCCGGCACTGGAGAAACCAATGATTGATTTGGAAGAAGATCCCCCCCACAACCAAGAACTGATGAAGCAGTTGCCGGTGGCAAAGGGAAAAAGAAAAAGCCAATAGGCACTGGGAAAATGCTTGCCTTGCGAAAAGCCGGGTGGAGCATGAAGAAGATTGGCGATGAGCTGGGAATCAGCGAAAGCAGTGTATTTAATTACCTGAAAAAGCTGGAGCAGGAAGGAAAATAGCAGGAGGCGGATATGTGGATCAATAGAGCGAAATACGAAGTTGAAAAAATTCAGGCAAAACAAAGAATTGAGTACCTTGAAAATTTAATTTGCCCGTGTGAGTCCCACGACTACAGAAAAATCGATTTTCACATTGAGGGAGGCACTGGCCGCGGGGACGAGGTAACCATTTATCATTACAAGTGTTCGAAATGCGGAAAAGTTAAAAACACTTATAAAATTTTAAATTAAGATCGGGAGGATGAATGCGCGAAACATACAATTGAGGCTACAGGAAACAGATGTGTGGAGACCCTGGAACTTCGCAGCGGTAAGAAATATACCAAAAAGCATTTAAGAATATCGACCGGATCCAGATGCGAGGATGAAGAGTTTGCAGAGCAGCTGGAAGCGGATGGCGTAGATCTGGAAATTATCGACGGCGCGTCGGATCTTTTTGATGGAGCCATGTCGCTTGATTTTATGGATATGGCAAGATATGACTGGTAAAGACAGTCTTCAGGGCGGAGCGAAATTCTCTACAGGAGGTGAGATGGAATGACGAAGAAATTATTAAAACAGCTTGGCACGATTCTGAGTTATGCTGCAGCACTGATCTTTATAGGCATGTGTCTTGGTATTGGATTCATGGAGGGCTCACTGCTTGCTGTGAAGATGCTGAGTAACATGTAAGAGAAGCGGAGGAGTTGGAGGAGGTGAATCCATTGGACAAAGGCATATTAGTCCAGTACTGTGAGATGAAGGAGGAGATAAAAGATTTACGACAGAGAATCATGAAGTTGGACAAATTCCTTCAGGACCCGCCAATCGTAGCAGACACGGTGACCGGATCTCGTAAGGATTTGACGATCGGGCCGATCAAGGTGACCGGGATTCCGGATCCGATCTACCGCCGGAAGCAGGCAGCCAGGGAACGGTATAAAAAACTCCTAGAACTCAAAGAAGCGGAGCTGCTGGAACTTACCACGCAGGCAGAGGAGTACATAGACAGCATTCCGAAGTCGGAATTGCGGATCATGTTTAGGCTGTACTACATCGACGGTTTAACTTGGGTGCAGGTGGCACACCGAATGAACAGCATGTTCCCCAAGAGGCGGATTAAGTACACAGATGATAACTGTTGGCGAAGAAATCAGAGATATTTTGAAAATGTCGGGTCATGTCGGGAAGAATCGTGATAGTATGTAGCATGAAGCCAAAGGCGTACAGCTGGCGGCTTCGCTTGCTGATTTGATTACACAATACAATCCCACTCCTGCCAGGTGTCGCAGCCTGGCAGGGGGATTTGGTTCACAGCTACCGATTGCAAACAGCTGCAGCGCAGTTCCCCGACTGCGCATAATATCGCGAGGTAGAGCAGTCTGGCAAGCTCGTCGGGTTCATACCCCGAAGGTCGCAGGTTCAAATCCTGCCTTCGCTATTTGCTTCAGAAGAAGCCCTCTTTCATGAAAGCACCTGTCGTGAGATGAGTGCTTTTCTTTTGCTTGATTTTTCGAGACATTTTTATGTATAATGTAACATTATACAAATGTGCGTGAAAATAAGCAAAGGGTGAGGTGTAATGGATTTGGCAAGTTCAAGTAATGCAGCATACAATGCAATGCGTAGTTTGGTGTTAAGCAATGCGGAAACAATGAGAAACATTATTTTTAGTATTGTAACAGGAATTATTAGCAGCATCATTGTTACGCAGATTTATAGGTGGAAAGATGCTAAACGTGAGAAAATAGTATTTCTTAGGGACTTATATCTATTTTCATCTGAGGCTAGCACACAAATAATTACTTCTTTACTACAGGTAGAAAAGACGATGACGCTTGAACAGGTTCGAGATTTTATTGACAAATGTCCAATTTATTATAGCTGGATTAAGTTTAAGCGTGACGAAATTAAAATAGTGAAAGCGGTTCATAATGAAAGCCGAAGTATTCTTATAGATATAGCAACGGTTTCTGCTTATGAACAGTATAGTAGAAGTACTGAATTTGTTCCAAGTGATAGAGAAAAATATAAAAAAGATGCTGAAAGACTTGAAGAAAGTTTTGAAAGAAGAATAAAGTCATTGATAAAAAATAATGATAAACTGCGAGAAATACTTGAAAAGTATGAAAAATTCACAATTCTTGATAAAAAGTAATTGATAAAAGGGCCACCCCGTGTGGCTCTTTTCTTATACCCAAAACAGAAAGCGAGGTGAGTCCGGATGACCGAAAAACAGAAGATTTTTGCAGATGAATATCTGATCGACTTGAATGCCACCCGGGCTTACAAGGTCGCATATCCAAGAGTGAAGAATGATGATGTGGCGGCTGCGGCCGCTGCCAGGCTGTTAAGAAATGTTAAGGTTGCCGCCTACATCTCTGAGCGCATGCAGGATCGCCAGAAGCGCACAGAGATCACCCAGGACAGAGTGATCGAGGAACTGGCGGCCATCGCATTTGCCAGGGCCACAGACTTTGCGCAGATCGTTGATGGCTGCGTAGTACTGACAGACACGAAAGAGCTGTCTGAGAATCAGATCAAGGCCATTGCCGGAATCAAAGAGGGCAAGTTCGGCATCGAGCTGAAGCTGAACGACAAGGAAAAGGCCCTGGAACTGCTAGGGCGGCACCTTGGCATGTTTAAGGATAAGGTTGAGGTGTCCGGTCTGGCATCTGAGCAGAGTAAGCTGGATGATCTGATTCAGCAAATGCGAGGTGGTGGATAGTGAGCGCGGAACGCCTGTTACTGTCAGAAAAATATAAAGCCTTTCTTCGGTGCGATGCTCCGGTTGAATTCCTGGAGGGCACGACTGCTGCCGGAAAGACTACGGTGGGGCTATTTAAGTTTATGCTTAAAGTTGCTGAGTCATCGAAAAAGCTGCATATCATCGCGGCAAAAGATACAGGTACCGCCGAGAAGAACATCATCAACAAGGACCTTGGAATCGTGGATGATTTTGGGGTCCTTGTTGAGTATAACGGCAACGGTACCAAGGACGATAAGATACCGCACATCCTTTTCCACGCATCCGGCGGTGACAAGGTTATTTATGTCATGGGTTACGGTGACAAGAAAAAGTGGCAGAAGGCTCTGGGCGGTCAGTATGGCTGCTTGTATATCGACGAGATTAATACAGCGGACATTGATTTTGTTCGGGAGGCTGCCATGCGCTGCGATTATCTTATGGCTACGCTTAACCCGGACGATCCGTCCCTGGATGTGTATAAGGAGTATATCAACTGTTCCCGCCCGCTTCCAGAGTGGGAACAAGAAACACCGAAAGAAATCAAAGAGGAACTGAAAGAAGAGCCAAAGCCTGGCTGGGTGCATTGGTTCTTTTCTTTTGTCCATAACCTTGGATTGCCAAAGGAGAAGCTGGACAAGATCCTGGCCAACACGCCGAAGGGAACAAAGATCTGGAAGAACAAGATCCTGGGGCTGCGTGGTAAGGCAACCGGCCTGGTGTTTCCAAACTTTGACCGGAAAAAGCATGTTATTACTGCGGCATGGGTGAGATCAGAAGTGGAAGCGGGACGGATCCAGTGGAAGAAGTTTACCTGCGGAATGGATACGGCATATTCCAGTAAGTCTCCGGATACGATCGCGATGCTTTTCCAGGGAATCACAACGGACCGACGTCTGATCACGCTGGCTGAGAAGGTTTATAACAATGCGGATCTGGATACGCCAATTGCTCCCAGTGATACAGCTGTGAAGCTGGTGAACTTCCTGGAACATTGCCGCAGTGAATGGGGCTTTGCGAAGGATGTTTATGTAGATAATGCAGACCAGGCAACAATCACAGAGCTACGCAAGTACAAGCGGCTGCACAGCTGTTTGTATAACTTTTGGGACGCCTATAAAAAACTGGGGATTCTGGACCGAATCAAGCTGCAGCTTGGCTGGATCCAGCAGGGCTGCTATCTGGTGGTTGATGAGTGCCCGGAGCATCTGGCTGAGCTTGATAAGTACAGTTGGAAAGAAGATAAGGACGAACCGGAAGACCGGAACGACCATACGATAAACGCAAATCAGTACGCATGGATCCCGTACCGGTCCATGATAGGTTTTGAGGAGGATAAGCAGAAATGAGGTGGTTGGAAAAGATGGGTGACAATATTCGCCGAGGCGTAAAAAGCTGGCTGCAGATAGATTCAGCGGCGCCGTACAGCATCCAGATCAGGGAGATGATGGACTTTGAGACCAATGCCATCCGCAACCGGATCTGGTATCGTGGTGACGGCAATGAACTGGAACAGCTTTACGGAACTCTGAAGGATTATGCTGATAAATACAAATTCTGGGCCTGCAAGAGTACGCCTGGCATTGAGATGCGCAAGATCCATACGGGACTCCCACAGCTTATCGTGAAGGTGCTGACGGCTATTGTGTTGTCGGACATGAATGACTTCGATTTTGACAGTGGCAAACAGGGCAAGATCTGGGAAGCCATCGAGGAGCAGAATGGATTCAGAAAAAAGATGGAAAAGGCGCTGAAAGAAATCCTGTACATCGGAGACGGAGCTTTCAAGGTGACGATTGACACTGCAGTGAGCAAGTACCCGATCCTGGAATGGTATCCGGGAGACCGGATTGAAATACTCTATCAGCGTGACCGGTTGCGTGAGGTGATTTTTAAGACACCGTACAATGCAAAAGGTAAGCGGTATGTGCTCAATGAGCGCTATGGCTATGGTTACATCATCAATGAGTTATATCTGGATGAAAAACCGGTGGATCTGAAGGCCCTGGATCAGACCAGAAACTTGCAGGACTGGCGGTTTGATGAGAAGACCATTCTTGCTGTACCGATCCATGTGTACGAATCCACGAAGTACGAGAATCGAGGCGGATCCATCTACGATAGTAAGCTAGACAGCTTCGATGCCTTCGACGAGGCGTGGTCGCAGTGGATGGATGCGCTTCGTGCTGGCAGGGCAAAGACCTATATTCCGGAGTCATTGGTGCCAAAGGACCCGAGAACAGGAGAGCCGCTGGAGCCAAATCCGTTTGACTGCCGGTATTTCGCTGCGGACAATAACATGGGTGAGAACATTGAAAATAAAGTCCAGACCGATCAACCGGTTATCCCACATGACAGTTACCTGGCATCTTATGTGACGGCGCTGGATTTGTGCTTGCAGGGCATCATAAGTCCAAGCACGCTTGGTATTGATACGAAGAAGCTGGATAACGCGGAAGCACAGCGGGAAAAAGAAAAGACCACGCTTTATACCCGGAACGCCATCGTGGAAGCGATGCAGGAGACACTGCCGAATGTGGTCAGTGCGGCGGTCAATGCTTACAACATTCTGATCGGGCAGCAAGTCGAAGATGTAAAGGTGGATATCCCATTCGGCGAGTACGCAAACCCTTCTTTCGAGAGTCAGGTGGAAACCTTGGCGAAAGCAAGACCTGGAGTGGCGCTGATGAGTGTGGAAGCACAGGTGGAAGAACTGTATGGTGATTCCAGAGATGACGAATGGAAGCGGAAAGAGATTGCACGTCTGAAAGCAGAACAGGGCATTGCAGAAGTAGCAGAACCGGGAGTCAATATGGCTGCCGGGCTTTTTAATGTTAATCTGGGAGGTGGCGAGAATGCAGGTAAAGGTGATGAACCGGGTGTACAGAATGAGCCAGGAGGAGTACCAAGGGCTGTTAAAGATGGCAAGTGATCAGGTACCGTTTGGCGTGTATGCTATCGAGAAAAAAGGATATGCGGAACTCCGGAATGACAAATGCAAGAGCATGAGCCAGTTAAAAAAGCTGATTCGCGGATTCAAGGCACAGGGATTCAAGGTACTCTCAAACGACGGCCAGATACTGCAGCCTGCAGGACAGGATGCTATGGAAGGGGCGCTGATGAGTGCAACCTGATGAGTACGATCTTGCTGAGGCCTTCCGGAGCATCGAAAATGAACTGATTGCCTCCATGATCCGGAACCTGGACCGGCACAGGGCGGAAGAGACCAAGGAAGGTTACAACTGGTCCATGTGGCAGGTGGAACAGCTGAAAGCCCTGGAAAAGTACAAGCGGAAGAACCAGAAGAAGTACCAAAAGCAGTTTAAGAGCATCAACAGTCAGATTGAGCATCTAATCCGGCAGGCACGCATGAAAGGCAACATGAAGCAGGAAATCAGAATCTTGCAGGCTATCCGAAAAGGATGGAAGACATCCGGAACAAACAGATCTCCTGCACATGATGCAATGACGGCAGAGTTCTTTAAGCTGAATGACCGGAAGTTGGATGCACTGATCGAAGCCACTATGCACGATATGGAAGCCGCGGAAACGGCAGTGCTCCGCAAGGCTAATGATGATTATCGCAAAGCCATATTCAACGCACAGGTGTATGCCAACAGCGGTGCCGGAACCTACGAAAAGGCTGTGGACATGGCCACAAAGGACATGCTGTCCCGTGGCCTTAACTGCGTGATGTACGCAAACGGAGCACGGCACACGCTGGCTGACTACGCTGATATGGCACTTCGGACGGCCAGCAAGCGGGCATACCTGCAGGGAGAGGGCGAGAAACGGCAGGAGTGGGGCATTGCCACTGTTATTATGGCAAAGCGCGGGAATCCGTGCCCTAAGTGCCTTCCCTTCGTCGGCAAGGTACTTATTGACGATGTGTGGAGCGGCGGCAGCAAGGACGGTGTGGATTCAGAGACTGGCAAGAAATACCCATTGATGAGTTATGCAATCAGCAAAGGGCTTTATCATCCAAGATGCAAGGACAGCCACACTACATATTTCCCCGGTATTTCTACGGCAGACGATACTTGGACTCTGGAAGAGCTGGAAGCAATCGGACAGCAGAGTAAAGACGAAGCCAGACAGCAGTATGCGGCACGACAAGAAGAGAAGTACGGGCGGCTGGCTAAATATTCACTGGATCCAGAAAACCAGGAGCAATATGGACGCAAGGCTGCCCTGTGGAAAAATGCAAGATTTAAGACTGGTGGCTTAGATAGTCGCGAGTATGTTCAGAGCAAAGAAGGCGAGCAATTTAAGGGTTATTTGGACACTACAAACGATTGGAAAGCGCAAGCAACACCGAATTCTCACCAAATAATAGACTTAAATACATATACGGTAAATGGTATTGATTATAAAGTTGATGGAAAGCAGGTTGTTCTAGACTATGCCGCAAAGGAAAAAGAGATAGCAGAACTTCTCGAAAAGGAACTTGGAGGAGAAATTGCAATGGTGCCTAGGGTACTGAATCCAAAGGGAGTTTCTACGCCGGATTATATTTTCAGGGGTGAAGCATTCGATTTAAAAGAATTGACAGGAACAAGCAGCAATCTTATTTATAATGCGATATCTAAAAAGAAGAAGCAAGCTTCAAATTTTATTTTAGATATTTCAACATGTCCGTTGTCGGAAACTGAGATACTGAGACAAGTGGAAGGCATATACTGGTCCCGTCACACTTCTTTTGTGGACAAGCTTATTTTGGTGAAGAACAATCAGATAATCAATATTTTTTCAAGACAAAAGTAAAAAGGAGCGATGGCCCAACCCAAAAGTGGGGGTCAGGTATCACTCCTTTTTATTAAGATATCTTGTAATTATTTTACTATACCATCTAGAAAAAAACAAGAGAAATTCATGCTTTAGGAAAGGATAAACGATATGAAAAATAAAATTTTAGCTTTTATGGTATCATCACAGTGATGGATGTGCTAACTACGCAATGGCAGCTTAAATGGAATCTCATTAAAGCATTTGTCGCTGCACTATGGGAAGCTATCAGATTGCTGGCTAGTGGAACCGTGTGACTCTGAGGCAGATTACTTTTGGTGACAGCACAGATTATGAACTGTCATATGGGAAGGAACTTACCAAGACACCGAAAGGGACGCAGTTATCAAAGGTTAAGGAACTTCAGATGACCAGGACAATCTATACTCTAGGTCTTGAAAAACGCCAGCTTGCGAAAGAAACAATCCCTGCCGGAGAGACGGAGCATACTTTTTATCTGAATGCGGCATCTCACGGGTATGATGCAGAGACGGCTGCAGGGGACACGGTGAAAATCATTGACAGCAGTGCTTACTATGTTACAGTAGAAATCTCCGGAGAATCTGAAACGGAAGTGATTATCAATGGATACGAGTACAATGCGACCCAGGCTGTAGTAAGCAGGCAGCTAAATCCTACCGGTACGGTTGAGGCGTGGGAGAATCCGTTGGTGTCAACATCGGAGCATGCAGCAGATCTTGCTGAGTGGGTAGGCAACTATCTGCGCGCGGATCGGGAGTATGATCTGAACTATCGTGGAGAGCCGCGGATTGATGCAAACGATATTGCATTTCTGGAAAACAAATATGTTCCGGACCTGCTTTTACGGATCTATGAACATACATTAAAATTCAATGGCGCTCTGTCCGGCACCATAAAAGCAAGGAGGGATATGAGTAATGTGGCAGCAACCAAAAACAGACTGGCAGTCCAGTGATTTCTTCAACATTGAGGACTATAATCGCATAAAGGGAAATCTGAATGAAATCCGGCAGCAGGCTCTTATCCTGTGGCCGGATTTTGAATTTGAGGATATGGGGGAGGACAAGACCTATTCTGATTATGGTTTTTATGCGGATGAGATTAATCGGTTCGAAGTCAATGTGGACCATATCTGCGATGGGGTATTTCCTTTTGCTGTTGGCGAGAGAAAAACTTTCTACGAAAACCAACCTTTCATTGACTGGAAAGAGTTGAATCGAATCGAGGAGGCCTGCAGGCTGATGTACAGCAATATTCAGAGCCGGATCACTGGACGGCGCCACCTGTCCTTTGTTTTAAATGGAGGGGAAATATGTTAAAGACAGATTACAAGGATGCCATGTATGATGGCGCTCGCAAATACAGAATTACAGCAAATACAGACGGAACGTCGGTAATTGCAGATGAGACCGCATACACTCAGGAAGGTGATCCCTTCGGGGCCAATGACATTAATGCGACCAATGCGGCTATTAACCGTCAGGAGCATGTTACGCTACTCACTCTTAAAGCAGCTGAATGGACCGGATCAGCAGCACCGTACAGTCAGACAGTGGCAGTTGACGGTGTCACAGCCGAGGATAATCCAATACTGGTGAGTGCTCTGGAAGATGGCGCAGACCTGGCGGCTCAGAAAGCCTACAATAAAGCATTTGGAATTCTGGCAACTGGAACCGGCACAACTGCAGATGGTAGTGTGACATTTAAGGTTTATAAGCAGCCAACAACGGACATTACGGTCGGCTTGAAAGGAGTGTAATAACATGGGAAAGATATGGATTCCAGGTGGTGGAGGTGCCGGTACTGGATCAGATGATTGCACCGCCAGTAAAGCCCAGGTGCTTGTCGGATACACTGCTGTCACCAGGGACTCTGGGGATGAGGCAGCAGCGGGAAGTATGCCGAATAATGGTGGTCAGTCTGGGACTCTAAACTGTGGACAGAGCAAGGTGATTCCGGCGGGATATACATCTGGCGGCACGGTTACAGCAAACAGTCTGGCGTCACAGACCAGCGCAAATGCGGCGGCTAATCAGATTTCATCCGGAAAAACGGCATGGGTAAATGGTAAAAAAGTGACTGGAACGTTAACAGAGCGAGGACAATATCAAAATGGCGGAGCTGCATTTACAGGAAGTTATTTCGCTGTTAACTCGCTGCCAGAGGGTATTTATCGGTCAAATGGAGCATCATGGGCGCCAGAAGCTCGCTGCACGGCAGACAAGCTGCGAAATGCACTTGGTATTACAGCAGGGAAGATTAAAAAAGGAGAAACAATTGCCGGTGTGTCGGGAAATGTAGAAGCATATAGATACTATCAGGCTGATGTTTATGCTGGAAGTAAAGATGCGTTTACAAACATAAATGGTACACCACAAAGATGTTATGTTGTCGAAGTGTCTAACTTTAGTTTTACACCTATATCAGTTGTAGTATCCGCATATATTAATCATGCATATATGACGGCATACGATGGATATCACTATTTGGAGATGCCACGCTCTGCGTATTATGACATCGATGGCACTACGGCAATATTGACAAAAGGAAAAATAAGGGTGCCTGTAAGTGAAGCCGGTACATATACAGTTAGAATTGTAGGCAAAGATTAAGCAAAGGAGAAAATAATGAAAGCGTTAGTTATTTATGATACAACCGGAAAAATCTGGTCAGTTACTTACGGCATAACAGAAACTCCGCAGGGGCTTCTTTGTATGTTTGTTGATATGCCAGATGGGGCCATGTTGGAATACATTGATGTGACAGATTCAAAGAATCCGAAACCGGTATTTTCATACCTGCCTGAGTCTGATATCGGGCGCATTCAGAAAGATATGAGGAAGCTGATAGAACGTGTGGATGCAGTTGCTCCAGAAGAAAAGAAGCCGGAAACTCTGAAAGAGTTCAAGACAGCAAAAAAACAGGAGATCAGTCAGGCTTGCGAGCAGATTATTTATGCAGGCATCAGCGTAACACTGGCAGACGGCACCGTGGAGCACTTTGCGCTGACTGAGCATGATCAGCTTAACCTCTTTGGTAAGCAGGCCCAGCTTGCGACCGGAGCCGAGCAGTTGGAGTATCACTCTGACGGCAAGCCGTGTCGGTATTACAGTGCGACAGACATGCAGACCATCATCGCGGCTGCCATGCAGCATGTCAGCTACCATACCACCTACTGCAACGCGCTTAACATGTGGGTAGCCGGATGCGAGACAGCTGATGAGCTGCAGCAGATCTATTACGGTGTGGATGTGCCGGAGCAGTACCAGTCGGAGGTCCTCAAAGCATATCTTTTAGAGATTGCGAGTCTGGCGGGAGATGATGCGGATGCTTAAACTGTTTTGCAAATACAGCTTTTTGTTTGACGTTGGCGGTGCGCTTTATGTGCTGATCGAGCTGATCTGGCGGGGCTGGAGCCACTGGACTATGTTTATCCTGGGCGGCCTGTGTTTTGTCATGCTTGGACTGATCAATGAGGTGCTGCAGTGGGATACGCCGCTATGGCAGCAGGTCTGGATCGGCGCGATCGGAATCACGGCATTAGAGTTTCTGACTGGCTGTGTGGTTAATCTCTGGCTGGGGTGGAATGTCTGGGACTAC